TCGATCCCCTTTAATGATGCAGATTGGAGAAGCACCCTTGGGGCAATTCTCAGCAGCTTGATCTATGACTTTATAGACCGCGAAGTGCTTGTAAGATTTACACTCTACTGAATAAGGGAATAGGCGTCTGGCAGCGGGACTAAGTTGAACATCCTCGCCGCCAGCACCCATGCTAGTGGATCGGACATCATCTGGCTCAAGTTTGGGGTATAATCCTAAGATTGTATCCCGCACAAATTGCTGGAGACGCCGACCCTTTGCCTTAGCCGATGAGGTGGTTATAGCCACTTAGGTTTCTCTAAGATCGTATACTCACCCCAACCAGTACCGTAATCATCTTTAACTTCGGCTTCGGCAATTACAGCTAATGTTCGGTGCATTCGTTCAGTAGCTGATTCAAGTAACTCTTCTGATACATGGTGGATATGGCTGGCGTAAGGAGCAGACTTCTCAACACAAATAAACGAGAAGTTCTTTATGTGAGTAAGTCCAGCTTTCTGGCACGTCCAAATGTAATGAGCAGCTTGTAAGTCATACGCATAAGTTTGACACTCTCGCGCAAACCCGTGTGGGCTGGCATCTTGGGTAGTCTTAACGTCATACAGTGAACCCTCATGCTCAATCATGCAGTCAGGCCGACACTTAATAACCAGCCCAGTGAAAGGGTCTTCTGCGAAGATACTGACTTCATTCTGTCGGTCTTTATCTTTCAGAATATTCCTACATAGATTGTTACTAAGCACTGACGTAGCCATGCGATTAACCACATGATATTCTACTTCAGTTAGTAGTACCTGATCTGGTTTTAGGTCAGCTTTCAGCCCCAGCCATGTCTTAGTGTTCTTGGTCTTACCGCCCTTAACCAGAAGGTCTCTCTCTGGTTCTAATAATGCGGCATGTGTGGCAGAGCCAATCGTGAAAGCAGCGGTTTGAGTACGCTTCTCACCTTTCCAGTGGGCTAAAGATTTCTTGTATACAGTTTTAACTGCGCTAGAGCTTATACCACTGGTCGAGTGGTACATCTCGTTACTCATATCCTTAATGATACCCATGTCGGAGGATCAATAATCGCCAGATAAAGTGTCTACTGCATCCATAATCCGTGCAGCTTCTTCCTCATCATCTTGCTGCATATGAGCATACTTAAATGCCTTTTCAATCTTAGCATTCTCTTCAATAATCAAACCAGCGACATGCTGCAAGCTGTCGTAGGTCAATTGATCGATTGGAATTTTCTTAGAAAGGTCGGGGGCAAATCGCATAACATAGTAACTCGCTCCTTTTGGGGTGGTATGCCTCTCAGCAGACAGCACACACTCATAGTCATATGTCGCAGAAGTTTTCGGTATTTTTTTTATTACATCCCAAAAGAATGGCCCATAATTCTTGCGCTTCAAAGACAGTAACACAGGGAGATTAGTGATAGTCTTCTCTTCTCCGGTTGCGGTCTTACCTGTATAGGTAACCAAGCCCCGAATGATCCTAAACCTGTCACGACCTACAAACTCGGCCCTTTTATCTGGGGTCATAGCTTGGCTCTGTTCAAATGTAGGCATCCCACACATATAACCACCTAGCTGATCACGGGCCTCAGTCCTCTGGTTATCAACCAAAATGGACTTGTTTATAAGACCATCATCACCCCAATGCTGGTACTGTATCTTGGAGCTTAATACCCTCAGCCGCACACCTTCAGTGGCGTAAACTTTCTCCCCGTCTGTGGTGGTGTAGAATGACCCTAAAGTCAGTTGAGTACCGCTCCCATCTAGAGCGTTATGTACGATCTTTAACTTGGCTGTGGTAGTGGTAGATTTAGAGACTACGCCTAATTGGGCATTCAGTTCATCAATCGATAAACCATTTTCTTGTAGAACTAGTTCAGTCATTACTGTTTCCCTTACAATGTCATTCATTATACGATAGTTAAGCACTTTGATCAAGTATATTCCTCTTGATCCAGCCAATTTTTACCTCTGGAAATCTCAATTTTAAGAGGTACTACTGCCTTGTAATTAAAGCGAGATTCAAGCTCTTCTCCGACCTCAGTCATAGCCGTGGTCAGGATTGCTTTTACTTGATCTATTTCATCAGGGTGGGTATCTGAGACCAAGCTGTCATGGACAGTTAGGATGATTTTAGAGCGTAGATTTTGCTGCTTAAACAACCTCAATGCCCTAATACATGCGATCTGTACAATGTCAGCAGCGAAGCCCTGAACTGGGTAATTCAATATTTGTGTGGCAAAGCTGACCCTACCACCCCGTGTCCTAACTACATTAGGCCAGTAATACTGTCGGCCCGAAGGCGTCTGCACGATCCCATTCTTAAGTGTACCGCGCATAAGGCTGTCATGCCAAACCTTGATGCCCTCATAAATGCTGTAGAAGCGGTCAAAATATGCCTTGATGTGGCGCGGCTCTCCATTCCCTGTACCACCAAAAAGGGGTAAAAATGTATATGCTTTTGCTCCCTGTCTCTCTACTTTAGTTACGTCTTTAGGAGGCTTCTGGTTAACAATACTAGCTGTTTGTCTGTGAATATCCTTACCTTCAAGGATGTCGGCTATGCCTTGACCATCTCTCGCCAATTCACATGCGACAACCATCTCAAGACTTGAGTAATCAGCCTCTAGTAACAGGCCATCATCAAACCTACTGACAATAGAAGACCGTACAGGGAACCCTCTCTTGGGCCAGTTTTGAGCATTAGGGTTACTAGAAGAGAGGCGACCAGTAGCAGCGACACATTGGTTGAAATTTGCATGAAGTATTCCATTTGCGCGAGTTCCTCGTTTTAAACCCGCGACAAAGCTATCTAAGTAGGTAGATATGGCTGAAAGGCGGGATAATTTAATTAAAAACTCAACAGCTAGTGCGTCTTTTTTACGCTCGGCTTGTTGAATTAAGGCTTTGATTGTCTCTTTATCGGACTTAAATCCGTTGATACTGGCATCCACTGGGCTGGTTGGAGACATCTTAAGCCCCGCTGTAACCCCAGTACTGACATAAACAGCACCAATGCCTTCGCAGGTTGGGCATTTGCTGCGAGTTTTGTATGGATCACCTGTCAGGTAATACTTCTTACCATTCTTCTGTCTGGTAATTTTCTTATATTTCTGGGTTGAACCTACGCCACCACAGTCATTGCACCGCACCGCCATCGTCTTTTTGACGATCTTAGTGGTGACCCTGACTGCATCAATAAACTGCCCAGAAGACATGCGCGGAGGTCTAAGTGACATACCAGCTTCATTAGTGCCAATATTCCACGTCTGTATGTGCGCGAGACGATCCTTAACTTCACGGGAGTAAATGACCTTAGTCATATCCACACCACTGTTAAGATTAATAGGTGTGTCTCCCATCACGTCTTGAACGAGTTCAGTCAGGCGCGAGGTTAATTCAGCCTTTTCTTTTACAAAGTCCTCTTCGACCTTAGCCAAGACTTGTAGATCAATCTGGCATCCGTTCCTTTCGATCTCGACCAGAAACATCAGCATGTCATTCATCTGGTCTACTGCCGTGAGTAGTGACTTATTTTCCTCAGCCTGAAAGTCATCCTGCTGACGTAAGTAGAGTTCAGCAGTGGTTCTGATATCAGCTTCTAAATATTCAGTGACGGTATCCAGAGGCATAGACTCAAAGCCTGTACCGTCCTTAAACATCTCATCAACCAAATCACTCTTCTTGAGGTTAGTAAGCTCACGTCTGAGTGCAGTCTCCTTGAGAGACAGCTTCTTTCGCTGCCCTTTAGCCAGAAGATATTCAGCATTCATTGTGCAGACAATTTTATCTGGGATACGAAAGCCCATTTCCAGCAGCCAACTGACATCAAACTTGGCATTATGGAATACAGCCACATCAGCTTCATCTAAAGCAGATTGAAAGGCATCTACGCTGTCAGGAGTAATGCACTCGTCATGGTGATAAATTGAATGCTGGTAGTCTTCCAGATCATCCCATCCCAAGAACCCCCACCCAGCCGCGACAAGGCGATTGGTTGGGTTATATGGGCTATTGTCTATCCTGCCATCGATGCGCTTAACGGTGGTCTCAAGGTCTCCGATAAGGATTTTAGTCATTATCCCCCCACCGTTGATCTTGCTTGAATGGGATTGAGCGAATACTAGTGTCACCTTCTGAGATAGACATCTTCGACCATGCCCTTAGCGACATAGGCTCAAAGCAGATTGTTGGTCCTCTCTGGACTATTAGAATACGGTCTGGGTTATACCCGTCTAGGATAAGCATCCTTGCTAATGTGCCTATCAGACTGCCTCTATTAGTTTGCACAAAGGGTGCGCCCTGAAGTTCTGGGCAAGTGACTTTGTTAGAGCCTTCTAGTACAGCTAGGATTGAGTGAATGTTATGATCTATCATATTTCATACCGCGAAGTTTTGATGTCGAGATTACAAATAACTGTTCCGTGCCAACCGCTGATCTTATTCTTCATTACTGTAATCCAGCGAGTAGGATCATCAGGTTTCTCAGGGCTGTCCATCTTACCTACGCCAAGGAGAATATCGCATTCGGCAATTTTCCCAACTTTAGAACCTTCGAGCATCGTAGGCGTGAGGCGTGTCTTACCTTCAGCTTCAGCAGAGGCTTGTGATAGTCCAATGATTGCACAGTTATGCTTCTTAGCAAGTTCCCTTAGTCGGTAGTACAACTCCCGGAGACGCTCATGACCGCTGTTGAATTTAGTAGACAGTTCGATCTTGTCGGCCATGTCTACAAAGATTAAGTCATATTGCTCTCTGCTGAGATAGGCATCTAATTTAGCCATATCCCACCCTTGGATTTCCATAAATATTAGGCGGTCTTTTATACCAGAGTATCTTGCAGAAGCTGCCCTTGGATCAAACTCAACTTCCTCTTTTGAGAGACCACAATACGCTTGATGCGCTCGTAGCTTTGTGCGTTTACCTATCTCCTCATTGGCGAGGTATCCGACCTTAGCCCCTTGCTGGCAGAAACCTGCAGGGCCAGCGGATAGGCTTATTGCAAATGCTGTCTTACCCACATTAGAATATGCAGCAATGCAGCCAAACTCTCCACGGGCGATCCCGTAGACTTCCCTGCTCAAAGTTTCGATATTGAATTTAAATCTGTTGTCATTACTCACACAAGCGAGAAGCTCATAGATATCATCTGTGACAGGCTCACCAAAATCATCAGGCATGTAGCCATCAGCCACGCGAGTTAGTAGAGCTTGTAGGCCATCCCAAGCAGTGGGATCGTTCTCTGACATTTTGATGCCGTAGTTAGCTATATCCAGCCCAATAGATTGCCGCCAAAGGCTTTCAATAACATCACTGGCTATGTCAGGATTAACTGCCTGAGAATTATATATTGATCCAATTAAGTCTTCAAATTCAGTGGTTCGGGCTGCTGTACTGGTTGGGTTCTTAGCCTTCCAAAATCCAAATAACTCAATTGGGCTGATATCAACTTCAAATTTATCATGCATTTGCACGATGGTTTCGTAGACATCCTTTAAAGTATCATCAAATATTGATGACCGTAGTTTAGATTTGTTAGAAGTATAGAACTCATTACTTAAGCAAGATTTAACTATAGACTGATCCATCACTAATTCCATTGTTATGCACTTAGAGTAACAATGTATAACGCAATCAGACATAAAAAAAGCCCCGCAAAAGATTGCGAGGCTCTTATATTAAGTATAGTTAAGGGTAGACTTTAGTTCGCTCTGAACTTCATCTTTTTTATGTCAGGAGGGATATCCCCTCTACGTTCACGTAGCTCCACGGCATAATGGACTACTCTACTATCGCCATCCACTAGCTCTTTGATTATTTCATTCAGCCGATCTTCTATTTCGGCAGCTTCTCGGTAGCCTTCGATGTCTATGTCAATGACTGCAATTCCACGGGCTTTCATGCTTACTATCTCTTCTATTAGTATTTGCTGTGAGCCGTTTAAACGGCATTAAAAAGTTATTCAATGAAATAAATTTGGGTGGACCTGACGGGAGATTTAACCAGTCGCTTAATGATACCCCCTCGTCACTTAGATAACCTTTACATAAAACTTTATGCGCTGGCATAATAATATTGCAGCGGTTCCACGCCACAACCATCCTGCTCCAGACCATCTTCCGATGATGCTCCTTGTAGATAAACTTTAAATATTTTTCTGAGATATTCATTGTAGTACTTACACCCCCATCCTCTAGGCTGTGTCGTTGCTAGAGCCGATATGTTACACAGTTAACACCGCCTTGATTTGTTCAACACTTAAACACTTAAGGTCTTTCTGAGTAAACCTCACTTTTATATGCGAACAAACAGACTTACGTGTCTTAATAGCCTTACGTGCTGCATCTTTGTCAAGAATAAAATACACTTTGTTGAAATTACTAAGAGTTTCTTTAATTGGGTTGGTAAGTGTTGTGCCAAGCATTGCTATCCCAACAGTGTTAGGTAATCTACTAATACTACAGGCAGATGGTGTGTCCTCAACTAAGACTGCTGTTGATCCAGTACCCACAGCGATACCAGCGGGTAGGTCGCCAAAAGACAACCACTTAGGGCCACGGCTTAATGAGCGGCCCACTGCGCCGTCTCCTTGAATAAACAGCACTCTATCCTCAGCAGGGGCATACCTGACCTCTATGAGGCCTCTCTGGTAGGCTTCTAGGCTGTTGACTGATGCAAGGTAGTCTAGGGCTGGTTGGTGGTTCTCAGGGCGTGTGGTGAGGCTGGGAATGGGCTTATATCGTTGCTTTGATATCTTAGTTCCATTAGCCATGTAATCTTTAGCAGTCTGCAGGTCACGTCTTCCTGAGTATATTCCCCTGCCATTACAACTAGCCCTGTAGCAATTCCACATGAGCTTACCATCCGATTTGGCTGCTGATAGTTTCTTTGGGGTTCCGCAGAAGGGGCATTGGATGGTGACATTATCCCCTTCTCTTAGGTGAAGACTTTGTATTACCTGTAGTTGTTCAACATAGGTCATTAACCTAGTCCTATATAGTATACAGCCTCAAGAAAGAACTCTTTAAGGATACAGGCGTTATGCACTTCCGTCAACACTTAATAGAGCACTTTTAAAACCAATTTATGATAACAGTCATTTCAGTAATAATCGTGTAACCTATTGAAAACAAACACTACCCGTGACTCAATTGGTCGTAGGTTCGATCCCTACCGCCGGAGCCATCTTACTGATAATAAACGATAATATTGTTTGTATACTAAAAAATGGCATGGCAGAAAGCATAGTGGCAGACTGCCATTTTTGCCATTTCAGATTTATAGTTTTAAGATTCGATTTTAAGATAGGCTCCGCGAGGCTTAAAATTACTAAGTTCTCGCTCTGCCACTGAGTTACTTACGGTCTTAAATGCAAAGGGTTTGTGCGTATTCGCGTTATAGTAGACTAGTTTTACTCTCACTGATAATCTCCCACATCCCGACTTTGCTCTACCACTTTCTCTTGAGACATTTTCTGCAGTCTCACATATTGGTCAGCGACTTGAGCCATCTTCCTTAATTCAGTACGTGCGGTCTGCTTCCCCTCAAAGTCACCATCTGTGAGAAGAGCTTCAATGACGTTGGTCATCTCTAACCAGCTTGGGGTTACGTCAATATATGTATCAGTCATCAACTTGCTCCTAACGAAAGATGAACAACCTTTATTTCACCATCCAAAATTTTAGCGGCTTCAACGTACAATTCAAAAACGTCAACTATAGACTGCCATGCTTCTGCGCTGTCGGCATATCCATCAAGCCAAATATGTCGCATATCCGCTGGACATAAATCTTCATCATGATCATCCTCAACATCATTGTTGACGTAAGCTGACGGGTGGCTGCTGCACAGCCATACTTCAACATCTGTGTCCCAATCCCAGCTAAGGTAATCATGCTTGCGCTGTAGTCGCTGGGCTTTGCGCTTTAGACGTGTAGTTTCATGCTCAATCGCTACAAGTATATCCACTTCCTTTTGCAAGATACGCGTGGCGGCTTTTTGTTTGGAAATTCTAGCTTTGAGTTGGTCAATTTTATCAGACATCAGCTTGCCTCCTCAATATCTATGTGGTCAAGCCATTTGGTCAGCTTGCGGGTAATACGGGTTTGAGCGTGTTGATCTGTGGGGCTTTGATAAATGACGCTATTCAATGCGTCTAGCAACAGGCGGGTTTCATGGTCTGTTAGTTTCATTGGTCCACCTCAATATTTCTGAAGGTGATTTTATGGTTAAGTGAGATTTGTGGGGCGTCAATGGTTCCAGCTTCCCAATCAATAATAGGCGAAAGCCCAGCATCTTTGTCTGTGTATAGATCAGGGTTTTCGTTTATAGCGATGCGGATAATTGCAGCGCAACCTGTTGCACACTCAGTATGCCAGCCCTTGTCGGGATTACGCAAAGCGGCTGCTACATCGTGGCTAGTTTCCACAATGTCATTAGCATCAAAGTCGCGCCCTCTTAGTCCAGTGATTTGAATTGTACGGTTCATGTCATGCTCCTCAGTGCAGCCCAGCTATAGGGAAATAACTCAGCCATTTCGGTTGATATATCTTGTGCAACTAGTCTGGTCTCATACTGGCTATCACCCGCACATCTAAGATTAGCCATTTTTGCGAATGCGTCTAGGCTACCGGACCAGTAAAAATTCGTCATGAGATTGGCGGGAAGTACCATTCTAGCCTGTTCCTCGCACACACCAGCTTCAAGCATACTGGTATAAAGCTCTACCTGCAGCTTCTGGTAATCCTCCC